CCGCTCGCACGCCGAACGTCCGGATCCGTGCGGCGTGCGAGCGGCACATGCATTGTCTGACGCTCGAAGATCGGTACTTCGACGACGCCGAGTGGGACGCCTTCCTGGTCACGATGCGGCAGCTCCGCGTGATCGGCGGTCACGAACTCGCCGGCCAGCCGTTGGAGTTGCTGCCCTGGCAGTGCTGGGTGTACGGGTCGATCCTGTGCTGGAAGTGGCGGAGCAACGGCGGCCGCCTCTACTCGCAGGCATACGTGGAGGTCGGTCGAGGATCGGGAAAGACGACAGGGACCGCCGCGCTGTTTCTGCATCTTGCGATGCGGCACCAGGGCGCCGACTTCGTGTGCCTCGCAAACACGATCCAGCAGGCCCGGCAGGCCTACACCGCTATCGGTCAGTTCGCGGTGGACGCTTGGGGCGACGATCGGGACGAGGATCTGAAGAAGGCCAAACAGGCCCGGTTCCGGGTCACTGACCGGAAGATCGTCTGCAAGGACACGAAGTCCGTTATTCGGACCTATGCCGCCAAGGCATCGACACTGGACGGCCTGGCGGCTCTCGGCTACCTGATCGACGAGTCCTCGGAGCAGTCCACGGACTGGATGGCGAAGATTGTTTCGGCCCTGCCGAAGCTCCGGGACGCCTTCCTGATCTCGATCACGACGCCGGGAGGCACGCAGGCTGGTGGCAGGGACTCGGTGTACTACCAACGCGCAAGGCTTGCGCATGAGTCGATCAAGCCAGAGAACTGGGGCACGGACACCTTCGCCGCCCTGTTTGGCATCGACGACGACGATGACATACACGACGAGTCCTGCTGGGTGAAGGGCCAGCCCAGCCTGGGCCATGTGATCCCGGTCGATCAGTACCGCCGCATCCGTGACCAGTACAGGTTCCAGAACCGGCTGGCCGACTTCGAGCGGTTCCAGTTGTGCCGGTTCACGACCAAGAACACCGCATGGCTTCCTGACGGCCTCTGGGAGGCTGCCGAGACCTCGGTGGACATGCCCGGCCCCGACGATGTCGTGGTGGCTGCGGTGGACTTCTCGAAGTCGTACGACCTCTCGAGCTGTGCCTACTGCTGGTGGAAGGGCAAGCGGCTGCAGGTCCGGTGGCATCACTGGGCGATTCGCAAGCCTGCCAGCGATATCAAGCGTGACTACCAGAACCACCTCGAGGCATGGGAGCACCTCGAAAACGTGGACATATGTGACCACGCCGTTCAATACGACCGGGTCTACGACTTCCTCTGGGGCCTGAAGAAGAGGTGCCGCAAGCTGGCCCGGATCGGCTACGACGCCTTGGGCGGTATGCAACTCAACGTGACCGGCTGGGGCAACGTTGACGAGAAGTACAACCCGGAGACGCAACTACCGATGGCGAAGGTGCCACAGACGATCACGACGATCGGACCGGCTACCTACCTCATCGAAGGAATGCTCAGATCCGACCAGATCGACCTGCAGGACTGCCCGGTGGCCGAATATGCCAAGTCCAACGTATTGATGGAAAGCAACGTGAACGGGGACAGAAGACCATCGAAAGTCAAGTCAGGTGGTATAATTGACCCGGTGATCGCGTTGTGCATGGCCGGGCATTGTCTTATCGTTGAGAACATGCAACGCCCTGGTGCATACGGGGACATGTCCAACCTAGCCATCTGACGAGGTGGCGACATTTCGGGGGACTATGGATCTTCGACGCTTGTTCCGTTGGCCGCGCGCCTCGAATGTTTCGGGCGGCGGTGTCCATTTCCCGACCGTGATGCCTCGCGGTTCCCGTATCGACTCCAGCAGCATCCGATCGAATCCGACCCTTGCTCTCGGCGTGACGCCAGTGCTCCGGGCCGTCCAGCTGATTTCGAACGACCTGAGCAGAATCCCCAAGGCCGTTCAGCAGCGTGAGGGTCAGGGCTGGCGTTCCGAGTCGGAAGTGTCCGACCTCGCGGCCATGCTGAACAACAGGCCGAACGACTTCCAGACCGCCACCGACTGGTGGCAGTGGATGGTGACGAATGTTCTGGTGTACGGCAATGCCTTCTCCCTCATCTCGAGGCGAAGCAACCGGATCGACCAGTTCATTCCGTTGAAGCCGTACGACGTGCAGTTGCAGTCGGACGAGTCTGGCAACTGGTACTACTCAACGGCCGAATATGGCAACGTCGATTCCAATGATGTGATCCATTTCCGGGCGCCGTCATACACGCGATTGGGCTGGGGTGACTCGCCTGTCGCCATTGGTGCTGAGGCGGTCGTTCTTGCAATGCTGATGGAGCAGGCCGGAGTAGATCAGTACCGCATGCCTGGTCTGGCGAAGGTCGCGATCTCGACTGAGGAGGCAGTCGGTTCCGACAACGTCCGTGCGATGCAAGACGCATTCGTGGCGACCCATGCCAACCGGGAAGGGCTACTGAAGCCGGTCGTGGTGCAGAACGGCAGCAAGGTAGACACGATCGGCAACACGCTTGTCGACAACGACTGGATCGCCGGTCGCAAATCCAGCATCGAGGACATCGGCCGCATCTTCGGTCTGCCCCCGTTCGTGTTGTTTGCCGAGACCGGTTCCACGTTCTCTGAGGCACAGGCCCGTATCTACGGCGATTGCCTGGCGGCGTGGAGCAACCGATTCGCCGACGAGCTGACCTACAAACTGCTGGACGACGTGGATGAGCGTGTGGCGTTCGACATGACCCGGCTGGTTCGTGGCACGTTCTCCGAGTCGATGTCGGCATATCAGACGGCCGTGCAGACGTCGATCATGACGCCGAATGAGGTGCGAATTGAACTCGGCCTCGGCAGTGCCGAAGGACTTGACGACTTCTTCGCCGGTCCCAACATGCAGCAACCTTCAGAAGATCAGAAGGGAGTCGCCGAAGATGAAGAAGAAGATGGAATGCAGACGTACGACCCTGACGCCGACTCAGATTGACGGCGTCGTCCGTGGCGTCGCTGTGCCGTACGAGAAGATGTCGCACGTGATCGGAGGCGAGTCGCGGCGTGGCTTCCGTGAGAAGTTTGCCCGGAACGCTGCTCAGGTGTCTGATGACACTGTGTTGATGATCCAGCACGACCAGAACGGCGTGCCGCTGGCGCGTGTCGGTTCCGGCACGCTGCGATTCCGCCAGGAGGCGGAGGGGTTGGTATTCGAGGCAGAGTTGCCGGAGTCCCGGGCGGACGTTCGTGAGGCTGTCAAGCGCGGAGACATGGCCGCGGCGTCAATTGGTTTCATCCTCGATGAAGACGGCGAACGCTGGATGCATTCGCCATCCGGATCGGTCAGGACCGTCCTGTCCGCCAGGATCGTCGAGGTGTCATTGGTCCACAGTCCGGCATATCCGGACGCCAAATTGGAGTCCTGAAATGGACATTCGTGCTCTTCGCTCGGAGGCCGACGAGGTCCGAGCCAACATCAACGAGCTCATCAGCAAGGCTGGCGAGCTCAGCGATTCGCAGGTCGGCGACCTTGAGTCGGCCGAGGTCCGTCTGCTCGACCTCAACAAGCAGATCAACAAGGCGGAGATCCTCGAGCGTGCTGCCAAGGCGGTCGATGTTCCGACCTTCACTCGTCGAGGAAAGGTCGAGACGACCGACGGACTTGACTCCTACGAGGAGTTCCGCCGCAACATGCTCGCGGCTGCCCGTGGCGAAACCCGTGCGTACAACACTTCGGACGATTCGAGCCTCGTTCCGACCGACCTGCAGGACGAGCTGATCCGCCGTTTGCCCGGTCTCTCTGCGGTTCGGTCCGCTGCGACCGTTCGCGTGTTCGCTCAGAACGCCGAGATCCCGTCGATCGCTACTCGAATCGCCGCGGCCACCCTGGTCAATGAGGCGTCGTCGTTCACCATCGCCGAAGGCACCTACACCAAGATTGCGGTGAAGTCGTTCAAGACCGCCTTCCAGTCGCAGGTGACCCTCGAGATGCTGGCCGACAACCGCGGCGGCATGGTGGCTGACATCCTCGAGCAGCACATGGAAGCCCACGCCGAAGGCTGGGACGCCCTGTACCTGTCCACCGAGGCGGTCTCCGCCCGGGACGCGCCTGCCGGTCTCTGTGCGACGTCGAGCAACGTCAACACCGGCAGCAACTCCGACATCAACGACGTCGATGCGGCGGCAGGGAACGACACCGCTGCCGAGATCGACATCGACGACCTGATCTCCACGATGAACGGTCTGCCGGGTCGGTATCGAACCGGCGTCAAGTCGTGGATCATGAGCCCGGCGGTTCACGCTGCGGTGGTCGGTTCGACCGACACCAACAGCCGTCTCGTCTTCCTTCCGCAGGCCACCGGCACTGTGCAGGAGAACCCGTTGGCCGTCGGAACCATCCTCGGCTATCCGGTGTATCTCAGCGATAACATGCCGGCGGCTGCCGATGGTGCGATCGCGGCGATCCTGCTCGACAAGCGGTCCTACATGGTCGCCGACCGTGCCGGTCTGCAGACCCAGCAGGATCCGTATACCAGCGGTGCGTCTGGCCTCATCAACTTCCGCTCGTGGATGCGGTCGGACGGTCTCTGGACGCTCCCCGAAGCGTCGGCCCGTCTGAGGTACAACACCGCCTGATCGCCTCTTTCTCCTTGGGTCGGGGGGGGGCCTTCGGGCCTCCCCCCTCCTGGGTCAAGCATGCTGCAGATCACTTCACAATCGGCCCACCCGTTCCAGCTTGCGGAGTTCCGCGACCACGTCGGCATCGGTTACACCGACGACGATCCGGCTTTGCAGCGGTCGCTGGATACGGCGGTCACGTACTGGGAGCATGCCACCCATCACTACACGCGGAACACGACGTTCACGCTTGATTGGTACAGCACGGTTCAGCTGGTGCCGGTATCCGGAGGCACGCTCACGCTGTCAGCCGTCACCGATCTGGCACCGGACGGGACGACCTCGGCCACGGTCACCTCGAGCTGGTTCCTGAATCGAAGCCTCGGACAGTACTTCGTGCAGCTGACCGATACCGGAACGTTCAAGCAGAACTACCGGTACACCGGCACGTTCTCGGTGACGGCCGCGACGGTGGATCCGACGGTCAAGGCGGCTATCTACAGCCTTGGGAATCACTTCTTCACCTACCGATCGGCCGGCGAAGAAGTCTCGGTCTACAACGTTCCGTTCACGGTCCGTGCGATCATCCAAATGCACTCACGGGGGATCATTTGAGCCGAGGCCGATACACGCATCGAGTCGTGTTCAGCAGCCCGACGCCGACGACTGACGGTGCCGGTCAGAAGGCTTTGACATACACAACTGAGTTCGCTATGCGGTGTGACGCCCTGATCCTGAGCAGCCGAAAGGGTCAGGACTACGACCAGGTGCAGAGCGGATCGGACGTGGTCCAGTTCCGCATGCCGTACAACGACAAGATCAAGGTGGACTGGCGTGCCACGTGGAACAGCACGGACTGGGATGTCCGGACGGTCCGCGACCTGGACGGACGCCGCCGCATCCTCGAGGTGACTGCGGAAAGGTTCGGTCAGTAATGGCACGAACTCGAAAGTTCCTGCAAGGGTCTGCCATGGACGTCGAGATCCCGTTGGATCTCAAGTTGTCCGACGCCACCATCCGCACGCTGACGAAGGCCAGCAAGTACGGCGTGAAGAACACGATCGGCACCGTTGCCAAGCACGTGCTGGAGCCGTCCCGGGATACCGCCATCAGGCTTTCGCCGATCGGCATCGGCAGGGCCGAGCAGCGATGGCGAACGGGTCGAGGCGGCCGGACGACCTATGTGCCTCGAGGTGGCGGCAAGGCCAAGCGGATCAGCTCGTACCGGGCAGGCATCCGCAAGAAGGGTTCGTATGCCATGCGTGGCCGGGCAGACACCATCGGTGACGTGACGCTTTTGCTCAGCGTGAAGACCAACCAGTACTACAACTTCGTGGCGAACTTCTGGGAGCATGGCTGGAAGCACAAGCGATCCGGCCGGCAGTTCCCGGGAAACCAGTTCATGACGAAGGCGGTCAAGGCCAACATGAGCAACATCCGAGACCGATACGCTCGGGCGATTGCCAAGGCGGTCGAGATCGCACCGGAGAAGGTTCGGGCCAGACATCTCAGGGGGATCGGATGAGCAACTACAGCGACTTGATCGAGGACGTTTACGACGCACTGACCCACGAAACCACCGGCGTCGGTGTGTCGGTGTCTGCCGACATCAGGCAGCGTGGCGACCTGATCCCGGCAGTCGTCTTCACGCTGGAGGACGCCACGTTCACGCGGTATGCCGGAGGCGACATGGCGCCGGTGCATGTCCGCGTGCGGTTTGATTGCCTCCACGATTCAAGGTTGGAAGCTCAAACGCTGGCGGCTGATGTCAAGACGGCACTGGATGGCTCGGCGCTGGTTGTCTCAAGAGAATCGGAAAACACGGACTTGTTCTCCCGAGGTGCCGACCTCGAACCGGTCTACGTCACCGCGATCACATACATCATCACTTGTGGGAGCCTCTGATGGCTGGAGTAGCATTCAACGGCACGGACATGACCTGGACCACCGGCGGCGGTGGAGCCAATA